TCATACACCTATTGCAGATAATCATGTAATCATTAAAGTATTTTACTATAACGAAATACCTAAATCTAATTTTCTTATTTTAGAAAACGAAACAGCAGGTTATCATAGAGTGTATCCAGTAGCTAAAGTAGTAGCTAGTAACCATTCTGATTTGTTTCCAGGAGATATTATTATGATACCTTCTGTGATGTGTAAAACAGTACAATCACAAGAGTGGTTAGCATATCAGAAAGCGGTTAGAGAACAACCTAGTTTAAAACTAGAAGTACCAGAACCAGCTGTATTTGTAGGTAGATTGAGTGAGTGGATACAATACATGTATCAGAAAGATCCTTTTACCGATACAAATATAGATGATCAGCACACATTTTGTTTAAGAAGTTCTTTATTGTTAAGTAAAATAAATGAGTTATGAGTAAGTTTGAAGAAGGGGATATAATAGTAAAAGATGGTTATACATATGTTTGTAGAATAGTAGGAGAAACCGAAGCGTATTTCGAACATAGATGGTTTAAAGGATTATTTAAAAACCCGGAAAACCCGGAAAACGCATGGGGAGATTCTGGTTGTGGGGATGGTGAAGATTTTAGTTGTAATAAAAAGTTAGTTCTATACTCTGATAAATCTAAATTTATAAAAAATAGAGAAAATAAGAATATGAATGCTTGTGGCGATTATCAGTATCCTGTTATAGGAAAACATATAAATTGTAAAGCAGATAGTTTTTATTTAAGAGTTATACAGTATAATTATCCAGAAGTCTATAGACAGTATATAGAATACTTATACAACAAACTTTCCAAACCAAAAACAATAGAAGATACAGCTAATATAACAGTAGAAAAGGAAGATATAAAAATAAAAAAAAGTAAAAGTAAAAAATGATATTATTAGTTTTAGTAATTATAGTTTTATTAGTTTTATTAAACTTTAGATATAAACAAGGATATTCTTGGAAAGATATTTTCTCTCCTGTTAGATGGAAAGCTGTTTATATTTGGATACTTAAAAAACAATTAAAATACTTTAAAGAAACCAATACCTATCTTACTAAAAACGAATTACTTCAATACTCTTATAGAGTTGCTAAATGTACAGATTGTTTATTAGAAGGTAAATGTAAACACTGTGGATGCGATACAGAAGGTAGAATGAATGGTGTAACTGATTCATGTAGTGCTGGTAAGTTTGGAGTATTTCTAACAGATGAAGAATTAGATGAATTATTAAAAGAAAATAAATTAGTATTTAACGTAAAAATAGAAAAGAAAGATGATATCGTTTAAACAACCAGATTACGTATTTGAAGAAGTATTAGAACCAACTAAACAATATGTAGTTAGTTATGAATTTGAAGGTGATCCATCTACTGTTGTGCATATAGAACCAGGATGTGGTTGTACAGCACAAGCTAAAGTAGAAGGTAACCTTATTACAGCAGTATATACAGAAAACGTAGCAGCAAGTATAGATATGAGTACAGCACGTAAACACTATCCATCTGGAACAGTTGAGTTTAGTAAATATATGAATGTATTTGTGGAAGATGAGGAAGATCTATTTATTCACGATGGTATGGATAAAAAAACAAATCCTAACAAATCAAAAGTGAAGTTAACATTTAAAGGTAAAGTAAAAATATTTTAATCCTTTCTAATTACTACTATAAGCATAATCTTGCTAATTAGTAATTAAATAAGATGCGTAGACTCCGCAATCTTCCTACCAAACTAACAAAGGGAGAAATCTTCAAACTCCCTTTGTTTTTTAAAACAAAACTATGAAAGATAAACTATACGAAGAATTATTAGATATACAAGCAAAGTTATTAAATGTTACCGATTTTATGGAAAAGTTAGATTTAAAAGATAGAGAGTTAGAAATAAAGATAGAATTAGGATTAACACAAACAGGAGATAGTTATGAAGCTTGTGAAAATTGTAGTGCTTAAATAATATAAATTATGAAAGATACAGTAAGAAAAGGAGCGATAACCGAAACAAAAGCAATTTTAAAGTTTCTAGAATTAGGTTATAATGTTTTTACACCATATGGTGATGGATCTAAATGTGATTTAATTATAGAAAATTTAGAAAAAATTTTATATAAAGTACAATGTAAAACATCAAGATTAGAAAGAAAAACTGATGTATGTAATGCATATTCAACAGCAAGAACAAGAAGTACGTTTGGAAAGAAATCAAAAATACGTTATACAAAAGAAGATATAGATTTTTTTTGTACTTTTGATTTGGAAAATAATATGTATTTAATTCCTGTTGATGTTGTGAAAACACAGAATATTACACTTAAATTATATAAAGAATATATAGTATAGGTTTTACCACGGAGTATTCGTATAATGGTTAATATACGTCACTGTCTATGATGTGCTAGGAGTTCGATTCTCCTATACTCCGCTAAATGTAGATATGCTAGAACGGCTATAGGGAACTCTGCAAAAGTTTTTACACAGGTTCAACTCCTGTTATCTACTCAATTATAAACAAAATAAATTATGACATTAAAAGAGTTTAAAGAAAGTACGAAAGGTATAGCACCAAATAGCGATATAGTATTTTTTCCAGAAGGTATAGCAGAAGATGATAATGGTAAACCAATGTTACCAGGTATAGGATACTTTGATATGGAATCACACGAATTAGTATATTTAGGTGATATAACCGTTTTAGAAGATGAAGACTAAAATAATTCCATATATAGTTGGTTTTATAACTGGAGCATTATCTATAATAGCTAGTAATAATAAACCATCAATATATATAGTTAGTATAATGATATTATTATTAATATACACATATACAGATATAACAAAAAAAGAAAAGAAGAAAGATGATATTATTCGATGATCATATAGATAAAGATTCTATAAAAGAGTTTTCAAACGAGTTAGAATCTAAAATAAAAGAGTTAGATAAAAAAGAAATATTAGATGTATATCTATCAACTGCTGGTGGACATCCATGTTATGTTTCTATATTAATAAATAAACTAGTAAAATATAAAAGTAAAATAAAAATATTTTTACTAGATTCTATGAATTCGTCTGGTTTTGATTTATTATGGTATTTAAAAGATTTTGAAATATATATGTTACCATCTTTTAGATTATCAGTTGCTCATAAAATGGCTGTTTCTGTATCTACTAGTTTACCAGAATATGACATATATATTAAACAAATATATAAGGATACATTATTATGGGCATCTAGATTAGCAGAATTAGGAGTATCAGATACAGATGTAGCAAAATTTATTAAAGGTGAAGATTTATTATTTAGTAGAGAAGATATATTAAAGTTGTTTTCAAATATAAAAGAATATGAGTTATAAACCACTACCAGATAATTTAACAATAAAAGAAAGTCCTATACATGGTTTAGGTGTATTTGCTACAGAAGATATAGATATAAAAACTATTATAAGTTGTTATTCTCATTTAATTATAGATGAAAAAAATTTAGCTAAAGAATTGCAAAGATTAAATTTTGGAGGTTTTATAAATCATAGTAAATATCCTAACTGTATTTTAGTAATGGTATTAGAATATAGTAACAATAATAGAAAAAGATCTTATTATAAATTAGAAACTTTAAGAAGTATAAAAGTAGGAGAAGAAATAACTTTAAATTATAATAACGAATTATGTGGTTTAACAGATTATAAAGATGAAGAATGGATAAAATAGAAAAAGCTTTAGAAGAATATTTCGATAATATGAAAAAGTTTGAAGACGAGATAGAAAATTTTTGGAAAAATAAAATAAGCAAAATGGATGTTAAATTTTCTAAAACTAATATAGAAAACAAAGAATTTATAGGTTTATATATATCTAATATAGATAAAAATATAATTAAAGAATTAGTTAATATGGATATATCTAGTGAAGAAACGATATTTACTGTTATACCAGATAGTAATTCTTTATATGCAGTAATAAAAATAAACAACAAATAAAAACAAATATAATAATGAAAACATTAGGAGAAAGAAGAGTAAGAGTAGATTTCAATCCAGCAGGATCTGAGAAAGATTATGTAGATGCTATTAAATTACGATCAGCAGATCTTATAGATCTTGTAGATAAAGCAGCAAGTAATCCTAAATGGGACGATGAAACAGTTAAAGAGTGGTTGCGGTTAAAAGTATTAGCACTTACATATTATGAAACAGCTGCGATGTATGCGGTTAAAGCAGCAACTGTATAAATTATGGATAAAATAAAAACAGTAGTAGTAACTAATCCAGAAACAATAGCAAAATTAGAAAGATATATAAAATCTCAAGAAGATTTTAAAAAATATGTAGAAAGTAAAAAAGATATAGAAAATGTCAGCAATAAAGGGTAATCCTAGTTTAGATTTTAAAGATCAAAATCCTATTATATCACAAATAGGTATGTTTGCTCAGCTATATAAGAAGAACAAACAAGATGTAGCATCTAAAACTTGTTGGGCTATGTATATGATAGAAGAAGTAGATGCTGAAGAAAATCCATTAGCTAGAATAATAGGTTTTGATGAAAGAGTAAAAGAAGTACAAAAATCTTATTATAATATAGATGTTACATCAGAAGATTATAAAACTCTTGTATCTGATTTTTCTAAATATGTACTTACAAAAGAAGAAGGTTTATTTAGAATACATGTGAGAAAGTTTGAAGAATTAACTGCTCACTTAGATGGATTAAATTTATCAGATAGTGATAAAGATTTTGATCAGTATATGAAGATTATGGATAAGTTAGATAAAATGTGGAAAGCATTAGAATCTGTAAAAGAAAAAATGATAGAAGCTAAATCTAAAACTAATTTAAGAGGTAACGCTCAACAATCAATACGAGAAAAAAGAAAAAAATGAGTATAATATTATATCAGTTATCGCGACAGCAATGTATGCCGTGTCAAGTATTAAAATCTAAAATAGATAAATTAGAAACAAAAGATTTCGAATATAAATATATAGATGTAGATCATAATATAATTCCAGGATCTACAGAAGATCAAATATTAAAAGAAGCAAGAACACAAGGATTACGATCGTTACCTATATTAGGTTTATCGTTATTCGAAGATAATGTAGAAGACTTAGTAGCTGTTGGTCATATAAGATATGAACAGTTAGATGGTTTTCTAGATATAATTAGAAAGAAAGAGTAAAACAAAATGGCGAACACAGTAGTAAGATTATTTCCTTTATTATATAATATAAAGGATTTTATAGTAAGAGATCATCCTAATCATCATCCAGAAACACAGGATTATATAGATTATTGGGAAGAACAAGAGAAAAGATCAATAGAAGGTTTTTGGGGTTTAGATAGTAATGGTAAAGAAGGTGGTTGGAGATATATCTCTGGACCACTTTACTATTATATAAACTTTTGTGTTATAGAAGACGAAGATGAAGAAACGAATGCTTCTAAAGTTATAAATCCAATACTAAGAGATATCGAATGGATATTCTTTTATAACTGGTTAATATGTAGAGGTTTTAGTGGATTTTTAGATGATACAGAATTTACTTGTAATACTCTTGTAAAGAAACTAGAAAGTGGAGAATTATTAACTACAAAAGATAAACTTAGATTACAAGTAGCTAAAAATATAACTAAACCAGACGGTACTTATAAAAAATATAAAGAACCTAGAGATATACTTTATGCTACTTATGATAAACCATTAGGTAAACCATTATATGGTAATGTAGCTAAAAACATGATGGGATTAACATCAAGACGACAAGGTAAATCGTTTTGGTTAATGGGTATAATATCTCATACTTTTAATTTTCATGGTGCTGTATATTTTGATAGTAATTACTTCAACATAATAAAAGGTCCAGAAATAGTAGTAGGTTCAGTACTTGGTAAAAGTGCAGATATGCTTAAAAAGTTTTCGTTTAATCAGGAGTATCAAAAAAATAATTATGGTGCTTATGGAGAAAACGATGCTTTTATACCAGGATGGTTTTATCAAAATACACAAGGATCATTAACAGTAAGTAATTCTAAATCACCATATAGAAACGAATACGATTATGTAGAAGGTGGTATATGGAAAAAAGGTGGTAAAGGTACCAAGATTATACATGTTACTTATCAAGATAATCCAGAAGCATCTGTAGGTACTGGTCCAATTATTTCGATAATAGAAGAGATAGGATTAGTAGCTAATCTACTTGATGTACATAAATGCTACGCAGAAGGAACAAAAATTAGAATGTATGATACTACATTAAAAAATGTAGAAGATATAGTAAAAAATGATTTAGTAATGGGTTCTGATGGAACTGTTAGAACAGTAAATAATATATATTCTGGAATAGATCAATTATATACTATAAAACAAAGAGGATCTATTTCATATACTGTTAATAGTAAACATGATATTATATATTATCAAAGAATAAATTATCCATCTGATGGTTTTAGAGTTAGTACAGCAGAAGATATATATAATTTTTCAAAAACTAGAAAAAAAGGTTTATATGGTTTAAAATCTAATTTAATAAAATTTTCAAAAAAAGAGTTATTGTTAGATCCTTATTATCTTGGTTTATTTATAGGTGATGGTATTGCAAGAGGTGGTGCTATAGTAGCGGATATAAATGAAAATACAGTAGAAATGATACAATGGATTAAAGATTACTTTAATTCTTTAGGGTTAACAACTACTACATCAGGATCTAAAAAAACACCTACATTTTATCCATCTATAAATAATACAGACAGTAAAAAAAATTATATAAAAAGATATTTAAGACATTATAATATATTAAATAAAAAAGAAATTCCAGAAGATTATTTAAAATCATCAGAAGAAGATAGATTAAAACTATTAGCAGGAATTATAGATACTGATGGTACCTATTGTAATAGAAAAAGTGGAAGAAATTTTGTAATATATGTAGGAGGAAGAGATAAACTAGTAGATCAAATAAAATTTTTAAGCAACTCTTTAGGTTTTAAAACTAGTGTTTGTGATATAGTACGTTATAAAAAACATCACTTATTAGGTAAACATATTACTATTAGTGGAGATATACATAGAATACCTACAAAAACAAAACATAAACAAGCAGAAGTAAATACACATCAGTGTACATTTATGCAAGGTTTAAAAATAGAGAAAGATAAAATAGGTAAATATTATGGATTTGAGTTAAAAGAAGATCCATATTTTTTAGGAGAAGATAATACTATATTATCAAATAGCAACGAAACAACTTTTATACGTAAGAATAAGTTTGGTTCGGCATTATATGTAGGTACAGCAGGTAATATAGAAAGAATATTAGAACCAAAAATTATCTTCGAAGATCCAGCTACATATGATATGTTAGAGTTTCCTGATTTATGGGAGAATAGAAAAAAACCAATTGGATTCTTTTTACCAGCATATTATACTGATAACTCGTTTAGAGATGAAAATGGTAATCAAGATATAGAAGCAGCATACGAAGAAGAGATGTATCAGCGTAAAATAAAAGCTAATGCTGATAATTCTCTTGCGTTAGATGGTTATATGATGGCTAGACCATTAGTACCATCTGAGATGTTTTTAAGTGCTACCGCAAATGTATTTCCAACAGCAATGCTGAGAGATAGATTAACAGAAGTAGAAGTTAAAAAAATATACGAATCTATATCATATAGAGGAGTACTAGAATGGAAAGATAATAAACAAGGTGTAAGACTTGTACCAGATATAAATAACAAATTAAAACCTATATTACAAACAAATCTAGATCAGTATAAAGGAAATATAAAAGGTTGTATTTCTTTTTACGAATCACCAGAAGAAGATATACCAGATCCAACTAGAAAAGTATCTTTATATAAAGTTGTATATGACCCTATTAAAGATGATGGTACAGGTACATCTCTTGCTTCTATTTTAGTCTATAAAGGTGTATCAGATAATGATTGGGCTTTAGGAGCATCTGATGATGTAGTAGCTGAGTATATAGGTAGAACAGATTTAGTAGAAGATATGCACGAAATATGTGTTAAACTAGCTCTATACTATAATGCTAAAATAATGGTAGAAACAAATATACCAGATTTTATTAGATATTGTAAACGAGAAGGTAGAATAAACTTATTACAAGCTAAACCTATGGATGCTATATCAAGAGCTGTAAAGAACCCTGGTAAGAAATATGATGTAGGTATCGATATGACATCTCCAGCGTTACATGAGCACGCAGAACAGCTTATACGACAATGGTTACTTACACCTTGGAAAACAAATAAAGAAGGTGTACAATATTTAAACCTTCACAAGTTAAAATCTCCTAGATTATTATTAGAACTAATACAATATTCTAGAGATGTAAATAGTGACCACGTATCATCTTTAAAACTACTGATGTTATGGTTATCACAAGAAAAACAAATACCTGTAGAAAAAGCTTCTACAGCAGCAAAAGAAACTTTAAATAGTTTTTATAATCAATTGAAATCAAAACAAACTACAAACCCATATTATAACTATTAATGGAAGCAAAACATTATTTAGGAGTACCTGTAAAAGGTATAGACACCTTACAACACAGAGTATCTTATAGAGAGAAAAAAGCTAACGATTGGAGATGGTTAGAAGAATGGACCGATTACTACGATGTTGGTTATGATCTAAATGGAGATGATATAAATCTAGAAAAAGTATTATTAAACTATAGATTATGGAATGGTAGAGGTATAGAATCAACTACCGTTTCGTCTCCAATTAGTTCTAATCTTTTACAAGAAGAAGGTTTATATTTTAATGATGAAGATATACCACATCACGATATACTTATACCAATAGGTAAATCATTACACGGACAACAACAATTGATGTCTTTTAAACCAATAGTTACAGATTCTTCTGCTAGTAATGTAAACGCTAAGAAAAAGAAAAAATTAGAACTACGACAACAATGGTTAAACGAAACTATTGTTAATCCTATAAAAGAACAAGCATATCAAGAGTGGATGTTGCAAAATCAAGTAAAAGATATGCAATCTTTATCTCCAGAACAACAACAAGAAGCACAACAACAAATAGAAGAGCGTAGAAAAGCTATGACTCCTAAAGATATAGATCGTTATTTAGCTGACGAGTACAAATCTCCATCTGAGATGCAACTACAACAAATAACAGAATATATAATTCGAAGGGATAAGTTAAAGTACTGGACAGATGAGAATTTTAAACATCTCATTATATCTGGTAAAGAAATATACGATACAGGTATAAGAAACAATAAAGCGTATACTAGAATATTAAACCCAATAGGTTTTAGATGTGGTGGTCCATCTGATGCTCATTTTATAGAAGATATGGATTTTGGAGTATATGAAGAATATATTACAATACCACAACTATTTAACGATCATGGTGCAGAAATGACACCATCTATGTTAAAAAAATTAGAAAAAATACATTTTCAACAAGGTAGTCCAAGATATAATAGAGGAGAGTTTCCAGAACCTATGAATACTAGAGTAGCACAATTTGATAATGCTACGGGGTTCTTTGATACTGCTCCACATTTAGGTACAAAAGAAGGACAACAATTTTTAAGAGAGTTATATAATAAGTTTGGTTCTGGTAGTTATGCTGAAGTAGAAGGTATACGAAGAGTAAAAGTTGTATTTAAATCTTTAGATAAATTAAAACTTGTTGATAGATATGACAGAGAAAAAAATAAATATACACAATTTTGGGTATCAGATAACTACGAAAAGAATCCATCTAAAGATATAAGAGTTAGAGAAGTATGGTTACCAAAATCATATATGTGTGAAAAAGTTGGTGTAGGAGACGATGCATTATATTTTAATAAAGGAGCATCACCTAATCAATACAGAAGTATAAATAATCCACATGATATCAAAATATCATTTATGGGTGCTGAGTATTCTAAACTATTTGGTAATACTGAAAATGTAGCACCACTAGATTTAGGTAAACCGTGGCAAGATAAGTTTAATATAAAATTAGCTAAAGTAACAGAAAGAGAATCTTTAGATATTGGTAATGTTATTGCAGTAGCTACTGGTTTAAAACCTAAAGATTGGAGTTGGGGTAAATGGTTAATGATGGCTAAATATGGTCATATATTACCAATAGATTCTTCTAACGAAGATATAAATGGTATAGATGGTCAAATGTTTAAAGCTATGGAGTTATCACAGCTCCAAAATATTGCGGCAGATTTACAACAATTAGATTGGTATAGAAATCAAGCAGCATTAGCTATGAGTTATAATCCAGCTAGATTAGGTCAAATAGTACCACAAGCAGCTGTAACCAATACAAAAGAAAATATACAACAATCAACATATCAAACTCAAGATATATTTACATTACATAATGAAATTATAGAAAGAGTACTTAATAGACATATTCTAAACGAAAGAGCAGCATTAAAAGATAATGATTTTATTGCTAGTTATATACTAGATGATATGTCTAGAGCAGATTTAGAATTAGATAAAGAGTTATTCGATCTTGCTGAGATTGGTGTTGTACTTAGAAATAATGCTGAAGATTTTAATACCTTAAACAACATAAAAAGTTTAGGACAAGCTATGATACAAAATCAGATGATTACGTTTCCTGAGTTTATACGATTACAGTTAGCTAATAATATGTCTGATGCTTTAAACATCGCAGAAAGAGCTGAGCAAAAAATGATGGATAAACAAGAACAGATGCAAAAAGCTCAACAACAACAAGAACAACAAATAGAAGCTATGAAAAAAGAGATGCAAGAAATGATGATGAGATTCGAAGCTTCTGAGAATCAAAAAGATCGAGATAATAAGTTACAAGTTGTAGCAATAGATTCTACAAAATTTGCACAACAACAAGATGCGGATAAAAATATGCAGTTAGATACATTACAAAAAGAAATGTTTATCAAAGAGAAAGAAGTACAAGAAAACGAAAAAGATAGAGAATTACAACGAGAGTTAAAAGATCAAGAGTTTAAAAACAAACTTGAGATAGAAAGAATAAAAGCAAAAAATAAACCAACAGTTAGTAAATAATTAAATAACCTATAGCAAAAAATTAGAAATTACAAAATATTTTGTAACAAAATTACATAGTTTGACAGATTTTTTTTCTAAAAAACAATATAATTCACACATTAAAATATTTATAGTTTCTACTTTTGCGCTAGTAATTAGAAAAAAGTAAGATGACAAAACCAGAAGCACAATTTGATGTCCAATCAGGATCAATGTTAATAAACGATTCTATAAACGAATGGTTCGAAAGTGATGAACCAACTGCGGAAGATATCGATACAGATATAGAAGATGTTGATGATGAAGATGATGATCAAGATAATACTGATACTCAAGAAGATGATCAAGAAGATGTAGAAACTACTAAACCAACTAAAAAGGTTAAAGAAGAAGTTTCAGAAGATGATGACGACGATGATAGTGATGATCAATATAAAGATTACTCAGATATATCATTAGTAGCTTTAGCACTAAAACAAGAAGATCCAGATCTTATACCGTTTGATGTTAAAGATATCAAAAAAAATATGGAACCTAAAGAGCTAATAGATACTATTAAACAAAGTATAACTAAAGCTACTGAAGAACAAAAACAAGTATTAGAAGAAAGATACCAAGGTGCTGCAGAATATATAAATTATCTTATACAAGGTGGAGATGCTGAAGTTGTTAAACAAGGTATGAAATTAAAAGAAATTTCAGATATAGAGTTAGACGACGATACGGACGAAAAAGATCTTGAAGATATAGTAGAAGCAGGATTAGTACAAAAAGGTATTACTGATACAGATGAAAGAAAAGATATAATCGAACTTTTAAAAGATAAAGGTAAATTATACGATAGAGCACAATCTACTATTGATCAGTTTAAGAAACTAGAAAAACAATATATAGATCGAGCATTAGCTCAAAAGAAATTAGAAAAAGAGCAAAACGATAGAATGGTTGCTGAAACCAAACAAAAAGCTCAAGATATAATAAATAAAGGTATTGTGAAAGGTTTACCAATTAGAGATAAGAAGAAACTATACAATGCTATTTATAGTCCTACAGAAACTGTAGAACACATAACTAATGAAGGTAAAAAAGTATTTGTTAAAGATACCTTATATAATATAAAGTATCAAGAATTCGGAAGAGATTTAGAACAACAAATAGCTTTTGCACAATTGTTAGTAGATGGTTTTGATTTTACTAAACTAGTTGAAGTAGCAAAAAAAGCATCTAACGAAGAAATACTAAAAGTTCTAGATAATAGAACAAATAATAAACGAGATTCAAAACGAGTTATCTATAATGGATATCTCGATTTATAATTAATTAAATAATTAAAATTACAAATGGCTAGATTAATTCCTACTAAATTCGAAATATATAAAGACTCCGTAAAAGATATCAAATGGGGTAATTATGTAAATGAGAATATTTTGTTAGCTACCCACCAGGGTATGAAAAAATCTGTAGATCTTACAGATAAAGTTATGCAATACGCAGCTTCTGCGATGCCAGCACTAAGTGGTAAAAAAACTACTCTATGGGATTCTTTAATTGGACAAGGTAGAGTACGAGAAGTAGATTCTGATGAAGTAGAGTGGAGCTTAAAAGGTTCTGGTAGAGTAGAAACTTTAGCAGTAGAAAACGTTATGCCAGGTGTAAAATATCCTGGACATAATCACCAAGAGTTTCAAGTTAAACTTGATTTCGAAGGTTATACTCCGGGTGATATTTTAGCACCTGAAATTGCTAAAGATGTACAAGTTGTTGTACAATACTTACCTGTTAAAGATGGTATCGAAGATTTCATATATACTGTTGTTTTAGCAGATATATCTCATGAAGCATATTTCGAACCAGAGTTGTTAGAACCAGGTCTTAAATGGATTAAAATAGGTTCTACTTATGGTGAGCAATCAAACGATTATGGTTCTATGTATTTTGAAGGTAATACTTCTTATATTAGATTTAAATCTGATCTTAGTGAATGGGGTAAAAGAGTAGAAGTTACAAACAAAGCAGATCAATTAAGATTGAGAGTTGTAGCTAAAGATGATAACGGTTTACCTATGAAAAAGTTTCCAGATCAAATTATATCTTGGATAGAGGCAGAATTTTTAGCACAATCTAAGTGGGAAAAAGAGTTGATGTCATGGTATGGTAGAGCTATTGGTAAAACAATTATAGATCCATCATCTGGATATCATAGAAGAATGGGTCCAGGAGTTATGGAG